GTCACACCCACGATAGTGGGTGGTGGTACTCTCGTACCAACACCAAAGCATGGACACGTGTGTGTTCATGGAATAGTAGGAGATTAATATAATCTCCCTGACCTAGATTCTAAGTCGGACTACCCAAGGGATGTTACTGGTACTATCGTACCTAGGACGAAAGTCCTTGTTCCATAACACCACAAAACTTCTTACCGAGCGAGAGCTCGGGGAAGCCTTCCGTATACAACTGCCGATAGGTAGTTTGTTGGAAGTCGTATGTCTCCTCCTCACCTTCGTTAGGAGTAGGCGCGACGTCCACACTGGTTTCTTGATTAATATCGAAAAACCAGTCTGGCGCGAGTCCCTTTATAGCTTTCGCTATGACGGAACTCTCGGGGAACTCAGAAAGACAATATTTGTCCATACCGAGGTCCTCACACTCCCCCCATATATATTTATATGTGGATGTGAATGGACGGGTATTAAATACTTTAATATCCTTACCCATAAGTAGATCCTGAAAGAGGTTTCCTCTTACAGATCGCTTAGCAAACTCCCGGAAGGATAAAAATCCTTCTTCTGCTGCTATAGAAATAGTCCAGCGGGCGTTTGTCTCACTCTCAGTTTTAAACTTCTCTCGAAGTTCCCTGAAAGTGATAGCGTTGACCATCTTGGGATATTTCTCCAGCTGTTCAACAATACTTTCCTCGAATTGAGCGATAGATTCTATCCCTCGCGAGGAAGTATTAGTGTTCAACAACCTAAATAATTTTAGGTCGTCTTGAACATTCGCCCCCAGAAGTATCTTCGATAGAAGCCACTTTGTGGGCTCGGGAGATCGATTAAGGATATTATTATATTCTTCTTCGAACCCTAAGTCATAACCACCTACGATAGTAGGTAGGTGTATGGCTGCGTATGCTCGCGGGTGTAGTGCCTTACTAGGCAACAGCGCCCCCATACGATTGATAAAAAGGTTCCTAATGGAAACTATTTTATCAAAAGGCCAGAAATGTCTATCTTTCGGTAGCCATTTTAAGACCTTCATAAGTTGTATCGATTTACCAATCGCTACATTCTTATTATCCTTCTTGATCAGGGTCGATTGACCTCTCTCAAGAAGTCTTACCTTAACTGAGTCAACGATAGTTGAGAGACGATAGTCTTTTTCACAGATAAGGTGCCTATACTGGAGATTGGTTAAATTAATTACTCTCTCAGTATACTTTACGCATACTCTGGAATAACCATGTTTGCCCGGAGTTATGTGCGAACCTGCATCACGATGTGTCATCGTGATGAGGTCTAGGTACGGTTTTGGTCCCTTCACAAGGTGATCATCACCCCCTATATGAACGTATCGCCACCCCCGATAGGGGGCCGGTCCGTCATCCAACAACCTCTCCAAAGCATTTGTATACTTTAGGAAGGCGAGCTCTTCAACCGCGAGGTTAAGAAGTGTCAGGCTGGGCTTGGCTATCGCCTCGCCCATCATGATCCCAGTTTTCGTCACGATTTTTGATCCGTCACGAAAACTGACTAGTCTAGGTCCGATAAGACCTAGCACTAGATTGACGTATGGGGTCTGATCTCTCAGACCATATCCGTCAAAGAACGCCCTGAGCATCACTCTCGTGAGCTCATGTTGTTGTGCGTTTGTAGCGTCTGTTAGGTCGCTACTTAGCACGAACTGGTCGTCTAGGGAAATATCCTTAATACGAACCAGTCCCCGAACCGCTTCCCAAGCTTGATCCTGTCGGTGAAAGCTTGAGAACACGCTAGGGTGATACTTCATTGCCTCCTTTAATAAGTGAGCCAGTGGAGCCTGTAACACGTTGAGCCAATAGGCTGAAAGTGTTACAAAGCGGGCTTTGTTACCCATCTCTGGGACAACCTCCGCTCTCAGCTCAGGAATGAACGATAGTTCCCCCTTTGCTGATGATGCTGCCTGAAGTTGCGATAGCTCCTTCCAGGCAACATACATAACCTGCCTTCCGGTGACTTTATCAAGTCCCCAGAAGCGTCCTGGTTGTCCTTTCGGATAGCCAGAGGTTATGGGATCGAAGAGATTGTGGTCTCCCACTATCTCTTCGTCCCTAAAGAGTGTCTTCCATATTTGGAGGCCACCCTTTAGAGAGACAGTACCAAACGGGGTTTCCTCAGTTTCGTCTGTTTCAGGGACACGGGTTAGTATTCTAACCATCGCCTCCCTTACAGCTGCCGCCTGGGCCCCTTTCGAGGCCGGGTGGTACAGCTCTCCTGATGATGTCACAGAAATATGACATACACCAGGAGTTAAGGGAGTACGACGGATATGTCTACATATCCCGCCGATCCTACGAGCTGCAGCTGTGAGTTCATATTTGATCTCAGCGCTGGGCTTAAAGTCAGATTGAAGAACCTCTCGGAACTTCTTAGCTGACTTAATTTCTGTCTTCAGACCCATATATGGCATCTGTCGACTAGAAATAAGGTGCGCCAGGTGTTGCAGTTGCAGCATATCAGGCGGATCTGAACACCTAATCTTATAGATATAAGAGATGGTGTCAAGGGTCCGGAAGATATTATTATATCTGACGGGTTCTAAGGATCCAATCGTTTGGGTCCTGGCGACAGTGTGGAATAGATTATTCCCCCACTGTTTCCAGTCGGAAACTAGGGCCGATAGGTCATAGGTTCCTACTGCAAATATCTTTCTAACAAGATTCTTGATAGAAGGATATTCTGGTCCATCCAATAAAAATATTTTTTCGTTGGATAACCATAAAGAATCGACCATTCCAGATATGAAATCTTCGATTCTTAGTAGCGTGGTCCTTGGTCTATCGACCAGGTGCCTCGCTACATGCTTAACTAACCCGAAATCTCGAGTTAGAAGCATCATGATGGCAGTTTTCTGCCACCGACTCCAATACTTTTCCACCTTTTCCCAAGGCTGGCTTCGTATTGACTGGCCCCTGTATTTCTCTAACAAGAGCGATCCAGAGGGGAGGTGATAACGATAGTTACCACCTCCATCTTGCTTGATCACCGGCAATAGCCGGAACCAAGCTCGAGCCTTACCTCGCTCACCAACTACCGCCCGTAGGTCGGTAGCTAGGATGAGCTCAGTAGTGTCCATGCTTGGTCTTTTGACCAAAGTGTCTCAACTTTGGTCAAAGACACTTCATTTTTTTTTGGTGTCACACCCACGATAGTGGGTGGTGGTACTCTCGTACCAACACCAAAGCATGGACACGTGTGTGTTCATGGAATAGTAG